TGAATAATGTATCTATCAGCAGTACCGGCGAACGAGTCTATCACCGAGTAAAACTGGCTTGAGTCTACAGTTGAGCTAAGCGTTACCGTATTGCCTGAGACTCCCACCACTTGCGTATTGCCTGGCAAGTAGTTACCGAATACAGCCATGCCAGGAATAATGCCAGCGGCGCTGGACAATACGATCTGCGTGAAGTTACTTTGGATGGTGCCTGTTGTAGTTACATACGTGCTAGCTGTAGAGTTCTGATTAACCGTGACCAGATTTTCCGCCACGCTCGACACCGTAGTGCCACCAGGCAGGCCGAATCCGCTCACGGGATCGCCAGTGCTGAATGATACTGACTGGCCCAGGGTGATTACGTTGCTGCCAACTGTGACGGTTCCATTAAAGCTTTGCTGAGAGAATCGCAGCTCACAACTGCGTAACCTTTTGCCGCATACATCCTGGCCGATTGCTGCAACTGGCACGTCATTGAAGTTGAAATATGCGTTGCCGGCATAGCCGCACTCGGGGCCGCGATAGGTCCACTGGCATACATTGCTGACGCATTGTCGCTTGGGTGCCCTTACTCCAACAAGGTCAAATGCAGCAGCCAGTTCAAACTCGATCAGGTCGCGATTTTCTGATGCCTTGCGGTCGATGTAATATATCTCCCGTGGAAACTCAGCCGTAGGGTCTGGCGTGCCAAGAGGGTTGGTGCCGCCAGGGAAGTTAACACCGTCGATGTATCGTGCCAGCGTGCGGATGCGCGTTACCTTGGCGCCTTCCAGGCCATTTGGCAGCGTGAGAATAATGCCAGTGATGGTGCCGTAGATATTGCTGATGCGCAGCTTTGGCCGTGGTAATGAACCAGTGCCGGTGTATTCAAACTCTGTTGCTTCAATCGGGAAGGCTAGATACGCTTGACCATTCCAGATGATGTCGCCGCTGTTGGTTGCATTAACGCCAGCGTGGAAATAGTACGTCTCATTAACGCCATGTTGCGCTGCATTAAGCTCTAGCTGAAATAGCTCAATGACGGCACTAGGCGCAATCTGTTGTAAGTCTGATACAGGTACGGCCATATCTAAGGCTCGAACACTTGCTTGAACGTAGCCCGAATAACACCACGCAGTGGATCGTCAATGGTCTTCTGCCATTCGCTGCAGATCCATTTGTAGCTGGTGCTGGTATCAGGTGGCGTCCAGTCAAAGGACTCGGCACCAGCGCGGGCTTCTAGGAAGGTTTCAATTTCATCGGCTACAGTTTCAGTTACATTCCACTCCAGTGTCCACTCCTTAGGGTCTTGGTTGAGACCAAACCGTACGCGTTGCTCATAGCCATCGCCGAACTTGGTGGACCGTACGGTGGGTGCGCTGCTTTTGCTTGCGCCGACGCGTGGTTTGTAATCAGGAAAGGTAGCCATTAGCGTGCCAGGATTCCGCCGGGTCGTTGTTGCTTGATTAGCTCCGACTGTACTGCAGCACTGATGACGCGCCCCAGTTGGTTAGCGCCTTGCTCATCACCTTCTACGCTACTGCCTTTGGCATCGACGTTGACGACCACGTTGACATCACCGCCTCCACCTGATGCCATTACTCCTAGGCTGCCATCAGCGCCACGCTTAAGCGGCAGGATCGCCTCAGGGCCAGCTTCGCCCATGAGACCAATACCCTTTGCAAATGGGAATACCGTCGGGCTGTTGACGATGCCACCTTTGGCGAATGGAATGATGCCATTAGCGCCAAATGCGTTGCCATCGGCATTAGGAGACAAACGTCCGACGGCACTTATCCAATCGCCGCCGGCTTTTGCCGGATCGCCGCCCGGCAGCACGCCGAGGACGGCGTTTAGGATGGCCATCGTGATCATCTGGGTGATGATTTGCGCCGCCATGTCGAGGAACATGTCCGCCACGCTGGTGAAGAAGTTCGCCAGTGCTTCTTTGGCCGTCATGCTGCCGTCAACTAAGCCCTTAAACGACGTAGCAAATGCATTGCCGATACCCTCTGCAGATGTAATGGCAATGTTGCTGATGCTGGTGAGATCGGCAATTTCATCTTTAAGGGTGCCAATTTTTTCGGTGATGTTTTGCTGGTCTGTCTTGGGCTTGGCCAGCTCAGTTGCTGCACCTATAGCATCTGTTTTTTTGGCGGGCAATCCGCTTTGAATTTCTTGTATCCGCTCCAGCTCTTCGCGATACTTTTGAATCTCAGTTGCAGATGCACCTTCTGCTTCTGCTCTGGTTACAGCTGCTTGCGCTGCGGCTAACGCCGGCACCAATGCTGCTGCACTGGCTTCATACGCACGGTTAATTTCAATGATTTGCTTTGCCAACTCCGGGTTGGTGCCGTTTTTGATCAGCTCTCCGTACTCACGTTCAAATGCAACTTGATCCTTAAGTTTGGATACGATGTCATCTAATGGCGCAGTAGCTTGCTTTGTTAAATCTGCGATTTGTTTTTGCAGCTCAAAATTGCTTTGCTTGAATTCAAGAGCGCGTGCTTCTGTTAGTAATTTACGCTCTTCATCACTTTTGCTTGCAAGAGTAAGCTCGCTATAACGCCGTTGAATCTCAGTTCGCTTTACACTAAATTCAACAAATGCTTTCTCGAAATCATTGCTCGACCGCAAAATAGCAAGGCTACCTTGCTGTTGAATTTTAAGTGATTCTGCGGCTTTGGTTTGCTCCCGTATTTGCTCAGCTAGGCGCTTAGCTTCTTCTTCTGCCCGTTTGGCATCGTTTGCAGCTTTGTCGGAGCCGGCGCCACCGCCGCCTACAGTGGCGTCTAAGGGCGTGTTCATGGCATTGGCGACTGGTGTAGGCGTGGCAAACGGAACTTGGCTGCTTGGTGCGCCATATCTCCCGTAGATTCCAGTCGCTTGTGCATTTGGCGCGGATGCTCGACTAGCTGCGCTGCCAGCGGCACCAGCGGCACCAGCAAGAACTGATGCAGCGTTGCCTCCAAGTATGTTGCGAATTGGCCCAGGCAGTACATTCCACCAATTGGCAATCAGCGAACTTAACCCATTGAATGCCGCAGCCCCTTGAGATACGAGGCCATTAAAGAAATCAGCAAACGCATTGCTAGATGCAGTTGCGCTTGTTTCCGCTGCATTTGATGTATCTTTGAATGCACCTTCAAATAGTTCTCTTATAAATTTAGCAATAGGGCTAAGTCCAGGAGGCAGCTCTTCATATGCTTTTTGAATATTGGCAGCAGAGTCCTTTGCATCATCAGCCATTCCGTCAACGGCCGACCTAAAATCACTAGCGACAACACCGCCAATGTTCTTTACAAAATTTCGGAATGTCTCATTAGTGTCAAATACTGCTTTAGCAAGAAGTCCAAGCCCAATAATTGCTGCAGCAGTCCACCCAGCGCCTGGTATGGCAAGCATTGCTAATTTAAGGTTACCAAGCACAGCACTTACGCCTGTAACCTTCGGAGCTAATGCTGCCGCATTATTTGCGTATAGCGCAAATGCTGACGATCCTGCTGTTGTAGCAACGCTTAGCTTGCTTGATTGTATTGTTAAAGCAGCCAGCGCCGTTTGCAACCCAATTGTAATTTGAATTGCTTTTTGCAACAGTAAAAATTGCGCAATCAACTTAACTGCTTCGGCGGTCGCAGTTTTAAGCGGTTGCGGCATTTCGTTTATTGCAGTTGCTATTCCGTTGACTGCGCCTGCTGTTTGATTAATAGTGGCAACAACCGTCGGCCCGAATGCAATGCCTAGCGCCTCGCTTAAGTTCTTAAATGATGTATCTAGTGCCTTGAGTGTATTCTCAAGGCTACCTTTCATTGTTTGAAAGTCAGCATCAGTTTTGCCTGCGGCGCCGCCTAATCCTTCAAGGATCATGGCGTAATCTTTACCGCCTTTGGACGCTGCAGCAAATGCACCTCTGACCGCTTCTTGGCCGCCAACCATTTCGGTGGCTTTCTCAGTGTTGCTTTCCATTGCTTTTGCAAGCTGGTTCATTAGGCTCTCAAAGCCTTCGCCGCGAAGGCCAGCTAACGTCCAGTTAATGCCTAACGCTTGAGCGGCTTTGGCGCTTTCCTTTGTTGGCTTAATTATGGTTGCCAACGATGCGCCAAGACCAGTAAATGCAACTTCTGCTGTAGCGCCATTCTTAGTTGCAGCGGCAACAAATGCGTTTACTTCGTCAAGGCTGACACCAGCAATAGCAGCGATAGACGCAACTCGGCCAAGCTGACTGGTGTAATCAGACCATTGAACCTGGCCAAGCTCAACCGCTTTACTAATGCTATCAGTTACTTTTGCGGCTTGATCGCCACTCATGTTATAAGAATTAAGAACTTTTGTGGTTACATCAACTACGCCTGTTATGTCAGCAAGCCCGCCAACTGCTGCCTTGGTCGCAGCTTCAACCACCCG